ACTCACTATAGATTCTGGCTTAGAGGCGTTCAGGGCTTCGACCGCGGAACCGAGTTCGGCGATCTTGGCGTCCTTGGAGGCCGCTTCGACCTTGAGCGCTTCGAGTTCGGCGGAGGCGCCGACGGTGAGCTTCTCGATGGTGGCGCGGAGGTCGTCACGCTCGCCGGTGAGGGCGGTGACGGACGCGACGGCGGCGGCGAGGTGTTCTTCGATGGTCATCCTGAGTTTGCTCAGGGTGGCAACTATTCCTTCACCAGATTGCCCGGGATGATCCACAACTTGCAGACCGCGTTCGGGTCGATGTCGCCCTTGACGAGCTCGCAGACGCGGCCGCCCTGGTAGAAGATGCAGTTCTGGCACATGAGGCCTTTGGCGGCGAACGGAGAAGGGTTCGCATAGTGGGCGCCGTCAGGGCCGCTGGTCTGGTCGAACTGACCGAAGGTGTCCTCGATTTCGCAGAGTTCGTCAGCCATGGCGCGCTGGCGGGGAGTGAGCAGGGGATACTGTTCGTCGCTCACGGCGCCTTCCTCACCGTCGGCCTTGGGCTTTGAAAGCGCCTTGAGGCCATTGGGCTTCATCATCGTATTCTGATTCGGGTTGTACATGCCACCCGGGTTGAACGTCTGGACAGCCTGGTTGAAGTTGTCGGCGATGCCGGTGACCATGCCGTTCTGTGCGGCCTGTTTGCCGGAGAAGGTCTGGCCTTCCATCGCGTCGGCAGCGACCATCTTGCGCTTCATCAGCACGGCGTTCTTAAAATCGGCGTGGATGGCGTCGACTGATGCTTGAAGATTGGCAAGTTGTTCGGGAGTGGCCGTTGTCCCTTCGGTGCCAACGCCCTTGTAGATGCCTGACTTGATCATGACGGTCTTGGCGCCGGCCATCTCGTAGGCCTTGGAAAGGTCTACCAGATTCATGTAGACTCCGACGGAACCGACGGTGGATGAATTGGAGGCCACGACACGGTCGGCAGCCGAACCGATCCAATAGGCGGCGGAGGCCATCTCGCTGTCAGTGTAGGCCATCGTGGGCTTGCCCATGTTGCGGACGAGATTGGCCGTCTCCTCGACGCCGGTGACCGTGCCGCCAGGGGAGGAAATCTGCAAGGCCACGCGCTTGACGGCAGGGTCTGCCTTCATGGCCTCGAGCGTGGCGGCGATGTCATTGAGGTCGACGGCGCCCATCATCTTTTCCATCGGGGAAAGACCCTTGCCGATGACGCCGACGATCGGAACGACCCCGGTGCCGTCCTCGGTGACATAGGCCGCGGGAGCCTGACCGAACAATTGGGTGAGCATGTCGGTGAAGCCGAACTTGTCGGAAAGGTCCGCATGGGCCTTCGCGCGGTTCGGTTCGATGAGCAGGGGCTCGCGGCCGTTCAGGCCATTGGAGAGGAAGCGCATGGTTTATTCGTTGGAAGGGGGTTCGGGAGTCTCGGTGGGCTGCTGGGCGAGCGGGTCCACCGTGCCGGGCTGGACGTTGCTCGGCTTGTAAAGCAATTCGAAGGGCAGACCGTGGTCCTTGGCGAGCTGCGTGATGTAGGCCATGTCGTTGGCCCGCTTTTCCATTTCGGTACGGAAATCGAGGCCGCGCTGGGCGTAGATTTCGGACATGGACAGAAGGCCGAGCTCGACATCGGCGCGGTCGTTGGCCGCGTCACGGCCGGCATCGACGGTCACGCTCTTGGGCGTGGTCCAGGATGTACGCGCCCAGTTCGGGTCGTCGGGTAGGTCGCCGTCGGCGATGGCCTGACCGATGATGTAACCCCAGGTCGGGACGCACATCTGCTCGATGATGATGTTCTGATACTTTCCGAAAACGCGCGCCGCCTTGGCGGTGATGAGTCGGACGGCGGCCCCTCCGATCTTGGAGGCGTCGTCGACGAACTCGAAAGGAAGCACACCTGCGGAGATGTCTCGGCGCAGGGCGGTCAGGAATCCGGTGAAAGCCGGGGAAGGACGGTTCGATGCGAATGATTGGAAATCCTCACCGGGCTCGAGCGCGATGAGTTTGCCACCCATGCGGGCGTGGATGTTCTCGTAATTAGAAGCCAGGCCGGCTCCAAGTTCGGAGGCCAGATCGCCGTCGACGTAACCGCCGGTCTTCTTGATTACGCGGGTGACGTCGGCATTGTCTTTAACGGCCAACTTCTCGAGCTCGAGGATGTCCATCTCGTCCTGAACCGAATTCAGCGAGGACTGAAGAACCGGGACGCCACGAGCGCCACTGGCGTACTCATGGTCGACGATGTGCATCATGGATTGGGCCAGGATGGAGCGGTCGGTGCCGTCTGACTTGTAGACGTTGAATGAAATCAGTTCACCGTAAGGACCGAACTGAACGCCTCTAAACCAGAATCTATAGTGAGTCGTATTATA